TGGGCCAATAGTTCTTGGTATATTTGTTTTTCGTAGGGCAACATATCCTCTAGTTCCGCCAAACTCCAATGATGATGTTGTATCATGGCAAAATTATTTAAATAATATGCCTCAAGTGAGTTATGACTTAGGCCGATCCGAAAAAAGAACTAACCCCTTCTACAGTTTGTACTACCTCTTCTCCACATTTTTCACACACCCATTTTATATCATGTTTCACCTTAGGCATAGTCTCAAAAAAGTCTCTCAACTTAGCAAATTGATTAGAGTTTAGAGAATTTAAAAAATCATCTATCTCTTGTTTAGAATGATCTTCAACTGAGAATAATTCTTCTTTGAAATATATCTCATGTATAGAAGATCTCATCATATCAAAAACTCCATCGATATCAGATTTAAAAGAACCCATAATATCCACGCTGGGATATTTCATTCTAACAGTTACCTCATCAGAGAGTTTTATGAGATCCTTATGATTCTCACTCTTGACCACCTCTACAGCACTTATATCAAACTCTACGTTGGTAACTCCCCCACAATCTCCAAGGTGTTTCATTGCAAGAGTTGTTTTTTCACCAACAGCTTTTGATCTGAGTTTTAGAAAAATGTACTCAAGATCAAACACAGGTGATCGGTCAATCTTATAATCTTTAGTCAAAACACATTGAGAGATTACCTGCTTCAATCCTCTCATTATCTCTTTTTCATCTCCACCTTCCATTGCCTGAAGGAGGACTTTTTCTTCTTTGACCAAGAATGGTCTGTATTCTATTTTATCGCCAGTAGATGGAAGTTCCATTTCGTACTTGGCTGTATTCATAACTGGTAAAGCCATGATATTCCTTTCAAATCATTTTATAAAATGCTTATCCATTTCTTAAATTTAAATGTTACTGGAAGTCTCAATACCTCATTGCCTCCAGAATGTGTCAATGCAACCTCTCCAACTACAGATGGGTATGCTTCCTGTAATGTGACTTTATATGAAACATCGGTAAAAGCTTCTGCATTATTTCCAATTCTAGAAATGTTAATATCTGAGGTATAATCGTTCCAATATCTAGGACTACCTGTATTTTCATTTATTATATATTCCTGCCACGAATCAAAAAAGTTTTTGACTTTCATTTCATCATCTAGATAAAAAGACATCGCTGCTTCTGTAAAGGTTGCTCTATATGGTATTTCTCTAGGTGGTCCGTGAATATCTTGTGGTTGTGACGCTAAACTTCTAGTGGGAAGAGTTGCAGATTCGCATACATAACGTAGTTGACTTGCCACACCAAGATCTAATCCTACTGCAGTCGGAGGTATAATTTCTACATTATATCTATTTCCTTTAGCAAAATCTGTTATGTTTGAACGTAATGTGTCTGGACTAAATTGTGTTATTGGCATTAGTAATACTCGCTACTTTGACTCCAAACATAAGATTTGGATCGTTTCTGAAATCTTTCAACAGGTAAGAAGATTGCTATCTCCCACTCGTCTGCATCTATTCTTACAGTATTTGAACGAACATGATCAGAAAGATATCTTTTCACACATGGTATTGCTCTACCAAACCTTTTCAGGACTTGATAAGATATTTCTAATCTTGTACTTGCATCATATCGTTCATTACTTGCATAACGATTCAATTGATCCATTAATGTTGCCCTCTGCGTTGGAGGGAGATAATGTAAGTTCAATCCGTAAAATCCACCTTTAGCTCTCTCAAAAGGAAATACCAAAGGATACATATCCCAATATGGTAGTTTCTTCTCAAACTTTGGATCATACTTATAAAAGAACATTTTACCTAGGGCAATGTCTCCATCTGTTTCTCTTCTAAGAAGTTGATTTGGAGTTACTGCTCTCATCTTTGCACTTGCAGTGGCTTGTTTCACTTTTTCTCGAAACCAGTTTCCTGCTGCTCTTGCCTTAGCCCCAGCTGTACTTGTCTTGATTGCTGTCTTGAGTGTATCGAGAAAACCCTCTTGTAGTTCTGCCATAATACTAATATTTAGTTAGATCAACATCAGTTATGATTTTCCAATTCCATCCTTTGTTCTCACAGTATTCCATAGCTGCTTTCCATTTGGCTTCATTAACTCCCCACACTTTAACTTCTCTGAGATATCTTCTTTTGTTTTTTGATGGTTTGGGTGGTTTTGTTTGTATCTTGGGTTTTATTTCTATAAGTGTTTGACCATTAGGTGTTCTAACCCAAAAGTCTGGGAAATAGCGATGTAGCTTCCCATCCACTGGTGAACGATAAGGAATGATAATCTCTTCACTTGACCATTCTAATATGGCATCATTATCATCACAATACTTCATGAAGGTCAATTCTAATTTAGAACGATATACAATCTTTCGATGATCGCCTTTGTACTTAGATATTTTCCTTGGTCTGAAAAATCCTTTATACCTCATATAAATATGTAGTATAGACTTATAGACAGATAGGAGAATAATGCCAAGCAGTAATCCCGCAGACGTAACTGGTGGAAATTATAACAGAAGAGTTGCTATATACCAATATCCTGCTGAGTTAGGATCGCCTGAGTATCCACATTTTATAACTTTCACAAACAGGAGATCTTATACTACAACAGTTCAAACCGCTGGTGGTGGACGAAATCAAGCAAGAAGAGGTTCACCAGGCCAGACTGTTGCATTGTATTTACCACCCGATGCATTAAAGACAACATATTCACAAGGATATGGTGATGTAGACATGGGTGCAGCTATAGGTATTGCAACTTCTGGTGCAAATATTGAAGCAGCTGGACAAGAGCTTGCAAGTGGTAATATACTAGCAGCAGGTCAGGCAGTTACTAAAATTTTAGGAAATGTAACTGGTGGGTTGGGTACAGGGTTGTTGGATGTTGCTAAAAAAGAAGTGGCTCAAGCAGCCACTGTATCATTTGCTAGTAAAGCTGGAGCGGTCAAACAGGCAATAGAGAGAGCATCTGGTACGATTCTAAATCCACATAAAGCAGTAATCTATAATGGGCCTGGTGGATTTCGTACTTTCTCTTATAACTTTTCTATGACTCCAAAAAGTCCATCAGAGGCTAGATCAATAAACAATATAGTTTATTTTTTCAAAAGACACATGCATCCTAGTGTCGGCGGTGGAGGTGCAATAAATTCAGTATCTTCTCTTACTTTGAAATATCCAGATGAATTTTCCATAAGTTACACAGTCAATAAAACCAGAAGTCCAGATGCAGATCCCTCTGGTCAAGAACCTCTTTTCAGAATAAAAAATTGTTTCTTAGAATCATTCGCTGTAGACTATACAACATCTAGTCTTCCAGTTTTTATAGATGATGATGGTGAACCACAAACTACAACAATCTCTATGCAGTTCAAAGAGACAGAACTTATCACAAAAGAAGATGTAGACGTAGGATATTAATATGTCAGAATATTTTTCAAATTATCCAAAAATAGCTTACGATATCACAGGGACTAATAACACAAATCCAGATTTTACTGTGGCGGTAAATTTGATGGTGAGGAATAAAATTAGAGATGCTGTAGAAAGTGATATAACAATATTTTATCCTTATATTGTTCCAGAGGGGATGCGACCAGATGTTTTAGCTTATCAATACTATGGTGACACTCAGTACACTTGGTCTGTACTTCTTGTGAATAATATTATAGATCCATATTGGGAGTGGCCTTTGAGTTACAAAGATTTCAGGGGGTATGTCACAACGAAGTATGGATCAATAGAAAAAGCTCAAACTACAGTTCATCAATACTTAAAACAAGCCAGAGCTAGAGTCGAAACAACTGGAACCAGTGATCCCATACCAGTTTATAATCTAGAAGTAGACTATGAAACATACTCTAGCACAAATATTGAAGAGAGAAGTATCGTGTACAAGTATGAATATGAACAAGACCTGAATGAAGCAAGAAGAGAGATACAACTGATAGATGTTAATTATATTGCGAGTGTTCAGGATGAGATAAGAAGGTTATTTAGATAATGGCAGATAGGCTGACTCAATCAGAAAAAAAGACGGCATTCAATCCTAGAAAGCCTGGACAATTTGCAGGTGACTTTAATATCTCTAGAATGATATTGACCTCAGTAAATTCAGACATTTCTGAAGATGATAATGCTGCCAATTTTATTGATTTGACTACTTCAAACTGGAATGAATTAAATTTTTATGAGGATATCTACAGTCCTGTTTTGTCTGGTGATATTACAATTACAGATACAACTGGAATCGTAGAATCATTTCCTATTATTGGAGAAGAAGTTCTTGAGGTTAC